TTGCGTTATTGCTGGTATGCTATTGCAAAGGAGAAGGGATGGTGGAAGGTACCACCTCTCAATTCCAAAGTTTCAATTATGACTTATGGCGACGATAACATTATGACAGTAGCAGAGGGATATGATGATTTTAATCATACTGCTATTTCTGCTCAGTTGGCTAAGGTAAGTATTAAGTATACCATGGCTGATAAAGAAGCAGAATCTGTACCTTACATCAATCTTAGTGATGCTTCATTTTTGAAGCATTTTGCAGTTTGGGATGATGAATTAGGTTTATATAGATCTCCTATTGAAGAGGATTCGATTTCGAAGATGTTGCATGCACACTTGAAATCCAAGGTTTTGTCCATGGAACAATCAAGTGCTGAGGCAATTCAGAATGTAGCATTGAAATATTTCGAATTTGGCCGTGAAGTTTACACCAAGCGTGTTGCTCAGTTAGAGCAGGTTGCACGTGACTCTGGTATTCAGGGTTACGTTGGCCCGATCATGAGTTATGATGATCGTGTCGCTTGGTACCGTGAGAAGTTCGACCTTTAGGTCGGCTTCATAAGCCCGCCCTGGGGGCTTTGTACCTTGGGCTACCGTTGCTGTATGGTGGAAAAGCTAAAAACAGTTGTTTGTGTTTGATTAACGCATGATTTACTAGGTTCTGCATTACCTAGATATTATGGACAGCTACACAAATAGTCATTGTATATATATATCGTTATTTAGCGATGGGGTGACGCCCAACAAAACAGCACTGTTATGTTGTCGATTGATGCACCGCACATAATATTGTATAAATTGCATTACTAATTTTACTACAATTTTAGAGGACAGTGCCCTCTATAATAACACTGATTCTAACGCCGCTTTGCGGGATATCCATCGTGTCGAATCTTTCGATGAATTGGATGGGGTGGAGTACCTCAGGTCTCGTATTAAGGACCTAATACTCAAATTAGCCAAGAAATATAGACATGTGTCTCAATTGGAGAGGCGCATTGCACGATTAGAAGAAATGATTTTGGTTTCACAATCTGGAGTTGTGTCGGATTCTGATCCTGCACCAGGTACTCAAGAGAATGAAGTAGCTCCTATGAGTAAGGAGCAAATTACTTCATTTGCAGATCAAGATGCTGGTTGGATTACTGAAAAAGTTGGTATGTATGATCCTACTATGGATCTTGCCAACAATAGTGATAGCAATCTTGGGAATTTCTTGAACCGACCTATTCGTCAATCTGCCCAAACATGGGTAGTTGGACAACCTTTCTTTTATAGGTTTAATCCTTGGACCGCATTTTGTGAAAATCCATATGTTCGTGATAAAATCAAAAATTATGAATTGTTGCGTATGAAGCTCCATGTTAAAATGGTTATTTCAGGCACCAAGTTTCATTATGGTCGTTCTATTGTTTCGTATAATCCGTATACTGCTGGAGATCAAGTTACGGTTTCCAGGAATTTTGTTCCAGCGGATGTGATTCAAGCTTCACAGAAACCACATTTCTTTTTGAACCCTACCAAAAATACAGGTGGGGAATTGTGTTTGCCATTCTTTTGGCCAGATAATTATTTGAGCATTCCTAGAGCAGATTGGGATGATATGGGAGATATTGTTATTAAATCTCTCGCAAATCTGTTGCATGCTAATGGAGGTAATGACCCAGTTACTATTACTACGTATATTTGGGCCGAGGATGTTGTACTTACTATTCCTACCTCTTCCGATCCACCACTTGTTTCACAAAGTGGTAGGAGAGGGGCACGTGTTTCCACTGGCGATAGGGGAAATACAATTAATGCTAAAGATGAGTATGGGCAAGGAATTATTTCCAAACCCGCTGCTGCAGTTGCACGTGCAGCTGGTGCTTTGTCACAGTTACCAATTATTGGCCCTTATATGAGGGCAACCGAGATTGGTGCGCAGGCTACAAGTAGAATAGCTCAATTATTTGGATATTCTAGGCCAAATATTATCACTGATATACAACAATTTAAACCTATCCCAACAGGTAATTTATCCAATACCGATGCAGCTGACGCTGCTCTCAAACTTACCCTAGATAGCAAAGCAGAATTAACTGTTGATTCACGTACAGTAGGTTTAGATGGCACAGATGAGATGGGTATTCTTGATTATGTAAAGAGAGAATCGTATTTGACTCAATTCCTTTGGGCTCCAGATGCGGCGCCTGATACTTTACTCTGGAATTCGCGAGTATTGCCTATGCAATTAGATAATTTTCAGGGCGAAATTCATATGACGCCACTTGCTCATATGGCAACTTGTTTTAATCGTTGGCAAGGCTCTTTGAAGTTTCGATTTCAGATTGTAAAGAGTGATTTCCATAAAGGTCGTATTTTGGCCAGATGGGATCCAAATCAATTTACTTCGTCAGTTAATTATAATATTAATTATTCACGTGTTATTGATATTGCTGAAACCGATGATTTTGAAATTGTTGTTGGTTGGGGTCAGAATACCCCATGGAAACAATGTGGTGTTCCGTATGATACAGGATCTAATTTTTCATCTTTTTCTAGATTGCCTGCCAATTATATTGAAGCGAATGGTGTACTTGAGTTAACAGTTCTTAATGATCTGGTATGCCCAAGTGTTGATGCACCTATTTTTATTAATGTATTTGTATCTGCTTGTGATGATTTTAAGTTGGCTGAGCCTAAGAATTATGACTTAGCCGATTATCATTTGTTTCCTGAGCCTTTGGTTGCTCAATCTTCTGTATTAGAAGAATTAGCGGAGGCTGATGAAATTTTAGAATCACAAAGTAGTTCTCCTAACGTGGAGACTGGCGATACTACTGCTTCAGATAAGCCAACTTCTTCTGGGGAAATTATGACTATTGCCAAAAAGTCAGAAGAGGAAGATGCAACTTATTTGGTTTTTTATGGTGACCCACCTTGCTCAATTCGCGAATTGTGCAAGCGTTACACTTTTACTAGATTTTGGTTTCCTACAGAGGCTAGTTCCGATTCAATTCGTGTTAACGAATTAAGGAACAAAGATATGCCTTATTATACAGGATATGATCCGCAAGGTATTGATTTAGCAGTTGATGGTGTAACACCTCTTACAGTGGGACCCACCACATTTACTTCTTGGTTTATGCCAGCATATGCCGGTTATCGTGGAGCTATGCGTAAGAAATATTTCTTTACTGCAGATGATACCACGCAAACACCATTAGTGACTCGTGAT